CAAATAAAAATGTAATTGAATCACGCTATATTGATGATATAAAGTCAACTGAAGTGGAATTATAACGAAAGGATGTTAATCTATGCGGATACTGATACAATAGCGGAAATGAGGTAGGAAAATGGAACAATCAAATAAAGGAGCTGGAAGATACGGAACACATCGAGGAGCTTTTGAGAAGAACAAAAGAAAGATACTGCAAACGCAGAAAGTATGTGGCATATGTGGAAGACCTGTTGATTTCAAACTAAAATATCCGCATCCTTTAAGCGCATGCATAGATCATATCATACCAATTGCAAAGGGTGGTCACCCTAGCGATATAGATAATATGCAACTGGCTCATTTGAATTGTAATAGAATAAAATCAGACCACATCCCAGGCGTTGGCGCAAAGAAAGAAGCAGAAGTGATTAATAATAGAATGTTACCACAATCGAATGATTGGGCACATTATAAGGAAAACGATTAAGAGTTTATGATGCCGAGTAAAAATAATAAGTAGTATAAAAAAAGGGGGGGGGATACCACCCTCCCCATCTTGCGCAGCGCTCTTCACGCCGTCACTGCACAAATTTTCTCACGAAAACGGAAAGGAGTATAAAATGTCGGACTATCGAGGTATTGAATACTTAAGAAAGAAATTAAATAGCAAAAGATCAAGAGTGTTACAGCGATATAAATTTTACGAAATGAAGAATAAAGCGAAGGATTATGGACTAACTATGCCACCAAAAATGAATTGGATGAACTCAACATTGGGTTGGTGTGCTAAATCTGTAGATAGCCTGGCAGACAGACTTATATTCCGAGAATTTAAAGATGATAACTTTGGTCTAATGACGATTTTTCAAATGAATAATCCAGATACATTTTTTGATTCAGCAATATTATCAGCGTTAATTTCGTCTTGTTGTTTCGTCTATATTTCAGAAGACGAATATGGGTTTCCAAGATTGCAGGTAATTGATGGAGCTAATGCTACAGGTATTATTGACCCAATTACAAATCTATTAACTGAGGGATACGCGGTACTGGATAGAGATGATAACAATAAACCGACTTTGGAAGCATATTTTGTATCTGGGCAAACTGAAATCATTCGCAAAGGGGATGGAAGCACAGAGATATTTCTGAATGATGCGCCATATCCTCTCTTAGTGCCTATTGTCAATAGGCCTGATGCAGTTCGCCCGTTTGGCCATTCTCGCATTAGCAGAGCGAATATGCAGATTGTAGAATCTGCTATGCGGACTATTAAGCGTTCGGAAGTTTCTGCCGAATTTTATTCATTTCCTCAGAAGTATGTTATTGGATTATCGCAAGAGGCAGAGCCAATAGAAAAATGGAAAGCAACTATGTCGTCAATGCTGTTGTTTACAAAGGATGATGATGGAGATAGTCCGAAAGTCGGACAATTTACGCAACAGAGTATGAGCCCATATACGGAACAACTACGTACATTTGCTGCGATGTTTGCGGGTGAAAATGGTTTAACGCTAGATGATCTTGGCTTTTTATCCGACAACCCATCCAGCGCAGAAGCAATCAAAGCATCGCATGAAAACCTACGTCTGACAGCAAGAAAAGCACAAAGAATATTTGGCAGTTGCTTTCTTAATGTTGGGTATTTAGCGGCATGTGTAAGAGATAATTACAATTACAAGCGAAAACAGTTTTATCTTACTTCACCGATATGGGAACCAATCTTTGAGCCAGATGCAGCTACGCTATCAACTATCGGAGATGGTGCTATAAAAATCAATCAAGCAATACCGGGATATTTTAATATCGATAATCTTAGGGATTTGACAGGAATAAAAAACAGTGATATAGAGTTAAACATTCCAGATAGTGAATCACAAAAAAGTGTGACTACATCGACTAATAAGCGAGTTTCTACATATGAAATCACTTCAATATTGGAGAAGAGAAATAAAGGACTTTTAACATATAATAATACAGTAAGGTTGCTTGAAAAATTAGGATTATCAGAGAATGAAGCAAGGCAAATTTTAGATGATAAAGATATTTAAATAATAAGGAGGTCAAAAAGATGGAGGATTCTGCGCCAGATTTGATGGAAATGATAAAAAAAGAATTTGAAAATATGTGCAGCGTAAGTGATATCATTGCAGAGGTAATGGTGATGATTGGCGATGAAAAAGCAACATATGCAGATGCAAATGCATATGCAATAGAAATTGGTACGATTTTATCAAAATCATATCATAATGTGCTCTCATCAGATACTTTACCTGATGGAAGGATGTATTACAATATCGCTAAACGCATTATTGTTCCGACGATGAAAAATAATTATGTACTTGTTACAGGTATAACGAGCATGATACAAGGGCTTTTGAATGAAAAGGCTAAAATTGGTATCAAAGCTATTGTTCCAAAATTAAACCAAGATAGAATAGATGGGATAGTAAATAGAATATCAGTTGCAGATGATTTTAATGACATTTCATGGATATTACAAGAACCAGTAAAGAATTTTACGCAAAGCATTGTTGATGATGCAATTAGAGAAAATGCAGAATTTCATGCTAAAAGTGGATTACAACCTAAGATTGTAAGAAAGTTGAGCGGTGGTTGTTGTGATTGGTGCAGAGCATTAGCAGGGGAATACTCATATCCTGATGTGCCGAAAGATGTATACCGTAGGCATAATTACTGCAGGTGCACTGTTGAGTATGATCCTGGAGATGGGAAAATACAAAATGTGCATACAAAAGTACAGAGAATCAATTTGAAGAAAAAAATTAGTAAATGATTCATTTATGTATGGTACTTGATAAGCTTTTTTATTTTGGAGGTGATGTCCATTGATTGTGACGCTAAATAACAAAATTTAAACAGGAGGGTGCTATGACTGAACTAAGAAAAGGACGTCAGACACCCACTCAATCCGTTGTTTTACCTTATTCTGATACAAAAGGACAAGAAGCAATCGAAATCTATAACGCTTCTGGAAGAACGGTTCAGGAATGGCAAGGCTGGATGTTAGCAAATATTCTTGCTATTAATGAAGATGGTTTATGGACGCATACAAAATTCGGTTATTCGGTTCCAAGGCGAAATGGAAAAAACGAGATCGTAGTAATGCGAGAAATGTATGCTTTGCAAAACGGTGAGCGTGTCCTACATACAGCGCATCGTACAACAACATCACATTCAGCCTGGGAAAGACTTTGCAACTTACTTGATAAATCAAACATAGAGTATAAATCAATAAGAGCATCCGGGCGGGAATGTATTTATATAAAAGGGAGCGATGCAAGAGTAGATTTCCGCACCAGATCGTCAAAAGGTGGACTAGGTGAAGGTTTCGATCTATTAGTAATAGATGAAGCGCAAGAGTATACGGATGATCAAGAATCTGCTTTGAAGTATGTTGTAACAGACAGTAAAAATCCACAAACTATATTTTGCGGAACACCGCCAACACCTGTTAGTTCTGGTACAGTTTTTACAAAGTTAAGAAAAAATGTGCTTGAAGGTGCGCTAGAGAACGCAGGATGGGCGGAATGGTCAGTGGAACGTCAATCTAATGTAAGAGATAAGGATTTATGGTATGAAACCAATCCTTCCTTAGGTACTGTATTCACCGAGAGATCGGTTACTGATGAAATAGGAATTGATGAGATAGATTTTAATATTCAGCGTTTAGGTCTGTGGCTGAAATACAATCAAAAATCTGCTATCAGTAAAACAGAATGGGAAGAATTACAAGCGGAAAAGTTACCTAAGCTAAAGGGGAAACTCTTTGTTGGCATAAAGTACGGTCACGACGGAATGAATGTCGCAATGTCTATTGCAGTGAAAACAAAAGATAACAAGATTTTTGTTGAAACGATTGATTGCATGGAAAAAAGGTTAGGAAACTGGTGGATCATCGATTTTTTACGTACCGCAGATGTAAATAAAGTTGCAATCGACGGCGCAAATGGCCAGGCGATATTGATGGATGAAATGAAGGAAGCTAAGCTGAAAAAGCCGTTACTTCCAACTGTCAAAGAGATCATTAATGCGAATGCTGCTTTCGAACAAGCGATATTTCAACAAAACATAACGCATATGAACCAGCCATCATTGATGAATTCTGTAAGCAATTGTGAAAAAAGATCGATTGGTACGAATGGCGGCTTTGGTTATAAGTCTTTAAGGGATGACATTGATGTTTCTATATTAGATAGCGTTATTCTTGCTTACTGGCTGTGTAAACAAAATAAGGATAAGAAAAAACAAAAAATTAGCTATTAAAGGCATCTGATGGATGCACTTTTTTAGCATATATTACCGATACCACCGGGTTAAGTGGGAAGGAGGACAATATGGAAGATTTTAAACCGATCGAAACGCAAGAACAATTCGACACAATGATCGCAGATCGTCTGAAAAGGGAACGTGAAACTATCACAAAAAAATTTAGCGATTACGAAATGTTAAAGGAAAAGGCAGAAAATTATGATTCTGCAGTTGCTGATTATGAAGGTAAGTTGCAGGCAGCCAATAACAAAATTTCAGATAATGAAAAAATTGTGAAAGACATGGAATCTAAAATCGCGGAATACGAGACCAGCTCGGTAAAAATGAGAATCGCGAGTAAATATGGGCTACCATTTGAAATGGCTGGCAGACTGAATGGAAACGATGAAGATACTATACGCAAAGATGCTGAAACATTAGCTAAAATGTTTGTGAATACAAAGATAACAGCACCTTTGAGATCAACAGAGGTACAGAGAGCAGATACCAAAGATGAGGCGTATCGCAATATGTTGAAAGATATTAAAGAAAAGGAGTAATAAATATGGCAACAGAATTAAGTAGAGGTTCTTTATTTGATAAAGTATTAGTAACTGATTTGATTAATAAAGTAAAAGGTAAATCATCCCTGGCTAAACTAGGAGCACAAACACCAATACCGTTTAACGGAATTAAAGAATTCACATTCGCAATGGATAACGAAATCGATATCGTCGCAGAAAATGGTAAAAAAACGCATGGCGGTATTTCTTTATCGCCGATTACAATCGTTCCAATTAAATTCGAATATGGTTCACGTATTACTGATGAATTTATGTATGCATCCGAGGAAGAACAGTTAGATATTTTAAAAGCATTCAATGAAGGCTTTGCAATCAAGGTTGCTAAGGGATTGGATATCGCCGCCATGCACGGATTAAATCCACGCACAAGCACTGAATCGGCGGTTATCGGCGATAATCATTTTGATTCAGCTGTAACGCAGACTGTAAACTATGACGCTGCAGATGTTGACAACAATATCGAAGCAGCTATTGCAATGGTGGAGGAGGCAGACGGAGATGTTTCCGGCATGGCGATGACACCTGCAGTACGACAAGCTTTGGCTGCACTGAAAAACGGTGCTAATGAGAGACTTTTCCCTGAATTGGCATGGGGTGGTGCGCCTGGAACAATCAACGGATTAACTGTTGATATCAATAAAACTGTGGCAGTCGGCAATAAAGATGAAATCATCGTCGGTGATTTTGCCAATATGTTCAAATGGGGTTATGCAAAAGAAATCCCGCTTGAAATTATCCAATATGGTGACCCGGACAACAGCGGTAAAGATCTTAAGGGATATAATCAGATTTACATCCGTGCTGAGGTGTATTTGGGATGGGGTATTTTAGATGCTAATTCCTTCGCCCGCGTTGTTACGGTTGGTGGATAATCATGGCTAGGTACATGAATACAAAAACAGGGGCGGTCATTGAGACCGCCTGTGTTATTCAAGGTGATAACTGGGAACCGGTGAAAAACCAAGGAAAGGATACCAAGAAGAAAAGCAATAAGAAAAGTGAGTGATAGCGATGGAAGGATTTGTGACGATTGAGGACATTAACAAGTTGTTTAGACCGCTTTCCCAGGAAGAAAAAGAAAAAGCAGAAGCATTGATACCGATTGTAAGCGATAGTATACGCCAAGAGGCTAAAAGTGTTGGAAAAGACA